GGTGTACAAGGAACGCTGGGTGCTCAAGGAACTATTGGATCAGAATCTGCAAACCCTACAGTCACCGTTCTTCTCTTTGGTGGAATGTAACTAAAGCAGTTCTGTACTACCCCGATGTATCTGGCTGACTTGTGCTGCCTCTTGTAAGAATTTAATGGGGCGGTATACACCTGGCTTTACTGTGAAGGTATTAAAGGTCATTTGATCTTCTTCCTTCTTCATGCGGAAATTAAAGATGTACCAGTCAATTGGGCAGTTGATGCCTCGTGATTCCACATCCTCAACTGCACGTTGTGCACCCTTGCGACTGACTGCATATCCTGCACAGGACCACTGCTGATATGAGCGGCAGGTGTACTCTTCACCAAGATCATGCATTGGCTCGTTGTAGGCGAACAGAGAATCATCTGGAACAAAGAAAGAGAAGAAGTCCCAGATGGGCATTAACTCCTGCATGTACATGGTGACAATCTCTTTGAAGTTCTTACTCACCAAGATGTCATCTTCAAAGATGATCAGGGTGTCGTAATCTGTCTCTAGGAACTTCTTATAAGCAAGATAGTTACTAGCCCACACTCCAACAACACCAGCAGATGGTGGGAATGTCTCACCTGGCTGGCAGTAGTCATGGACGGTGTTGATTTTGAAGCCAGGTGTCTGATTAACAAACGCCTCAGCCTTATCTGCTGTATTTAGATACATTGTGGGTGAACCTAGACGAGGCAAGAAAGAGAGCGCCTCTACAATTCCTTCATAGGATTTATTACGTAAGTTATTTCCAGTATCGGTATGGAAGACCTCATAGCAGGCGTTATCTAGCACTTCTCAATCCACAACTGATAGCCAGATTCAATGATCGTGTACTGATCCTTACACACCTCTAGGAAGCCGTCTACGCCTCTCTTAGGCTCTAGGAAGGGGTCTCCGTTGTAGTTCCATAGGTAATCATCAAATGCCATGACGCCACCTGACTCAAGGAGTTTGAAGGCGTTGAGTCCATCGAGTGCTGTCTGTAACGCAGTGTGATCGCCATCGATGTAGATGAAGTTATAGGTGCGAGATGGTCGGTTGAAGAACTCATCGCTAGTCATCTTGTGCTTGGTAATGCGTGGGTCTTTAAATCGTGAGTCGTAGTAATCCTCTACAGAGGTGAAGTCGATTGAGTCATGTGCTACCTCTTCACTTCCCTCCCAGGTATCTACATCATCGAGGTACTCGATCTCGCAGTTGTCGATCAGCCACTCTGTGGCATCACCTGTATAGGTGCCGATCTGTAATGCACGAAGTGGCACATTGGGCACATGACGGAAGTACTTCTCTACACTCTTAAACCAATTAGGAAACATATTAGAACAACTTTAAGTTATTGAGGCAGCCACTTACATACTCTGGTGCCATCTGGTGATCATCGAGTAGATGCTGGAATAGAACTTTACTTTCTTCTTTGCGGCCTAACCACCAGCCTGCTACAGCCTTCTCAAACATTAAGCAGTAGGCGCCGTTGTAATCGACATATGTTGGCAGTGGATTATTGAAGGTGGTGGTTGCATAGAGCAAACCCATCTCTGCATAGGTGTAGCACTGCTGATACTCCTTATTACGTTCGTGGATACGAGCCAACAAGAAGTACGCCTCTGGGCGATTAGGCATGAAAGCAGCCGCCTGCAAGATGTTGTTGAACACTGTCCGATTGCGATCGCCTTGGTGAGACCAGCACATCGCCATCTTTAGCAGAGATGAGTACGCAATTAGCGGATGAGTCTTGTACCCAAACTCAGCGGCTCGCAAGTAGAAGCCTGCAGCAGATGCGTACTGCTTCTCTCTGTCATAGGCTTCAGCAAGATCAAAGTTGATCTGTGGATTAAAAGAGTCTTCAGATAACTTGGTTGCTAACTCACTTATCATTTATTTCCTCCTTAATAATCTTTGCATTTTTGGTGAGATTGCACTCTCCATGAGCAGGTCTTACATTATCAAGAGTATCTGAACCACCCTTTGACAAAGGAACAAGATGATCCATATGAAGACCTACTCTCCAATTTCCTACTCCTACTTTTTTAGAAGCAGTAAAATCTATCGGCTCGTTACAGATGTGACAACTTTTCCCGTATAAGTCAAAAACCTGTTCTTCAGTGTAAGGTTCAAATCCATTGTTTAATTTCCAGGCTTTTCTTTTTCGTGCATAAGAACGGAACTTTTCTAGATTATTTAACCTGTACTTATTTCGTTCTTCCTTATGTTCTTCACGGTACTTATCTGAGTAAGCCTTTACATACTCAGGGTTATTTTTCCTAAACAGTCTGTTACGTTCAAGTACTTTGTCCCTGTGTTTTATGTGATTTTCTTTGTTTAACTGTTTTGCTTTTTCTGGGTCAGCGTCTCGTTTACGACGTCCATTTTCTCTACTAGCAGTTCTGCAATCCTCACATATTGGCGTAAAGTGATTCCTATGTTTTTTATACCCCGCCATAGTTCCACAATTATCGTATAGCCGTAGGCTACTTTCCATAAGACATAGCCTCTGTAATCATCCCATTTACAATCTTCTTTGGTACTTCTAGTACAAATGCTGCATTATCTTGCGCCCCAAAACTTAAGAGGAGTTTGCCATTACGTACGGCAGCACCAACGCAGAACTCGATGGGGGTGTCTAAGAACGCAAAGGCATCGCTAAGTCCTAAGAAGTTGAACTCTTTGTCCCAAACAATCATTCGATGACGGTAGATCGAGTCTTTCTGGTTCAAGTAGTTTCTCCAGAGTTGAACCTCATGAGTAATTGCAATGTAATAATCTCCCCAAGAAATCGTGTTACTACCTCCGCGTTGATCCCTTGGAGGAGTAGGGGTCTCTTTAACAATTACTTGTTTAGTTTCTGGTTTATCTGGATTAGACCATACGACCTCAGTAGGCATAGACCATTTAACAAAGTGATAAGGCATGTCTAGGATAGGGGAGTAGTTTTTGTCACAATACGCAGTGTCATCTCCAGTAGAAGGCATACGAACTCGCTGTACCTCTTTGGCTGTCCAGTTAGTCTTGTCTAATTCGATCTTTGAGTACTCCATGCGACCCTGACCATTAGGCGTGGTATCACGACGGACACCGATCAAGTAGTAATCACCATCCCACTGAGTAATTCTACAATCCTCTTCACCTACAAATTCCCAGATTGGTGGTACATCAAGTGCGGAGTAATCCACCTTGGTGTAGTTGATGATGTTAAGATCCTTGTCAAGACGGCAGAGGTAGTTGGTCGTAACTAGCCGTTGATCTTTTTCAGGATGCAAGTAAGACAGTGGCCCCCAAGGACTGAAAAATCTTTGATCATGCTCGCTATGGAATAGCGTGTAATTTACCAAACGAATGTTTACTAAAATGTCCCCATCGTCATCTATAAATATAGAGGGGTTCATGGTGCCCATGCCCTGAGAGGCGCTGTAGGGAAGGACGAGAGGGGCTAATTTGCCGCCCTGAGAAACCGATTTATGTACCAAATTCATACTGTTACTTTAGCCCACATAGAGTTTCTGTACCAGTTAACCTATGCATATCCCCTTCGAAGGAGTAAAGAATGCCTACCGTTTACAAAGTTTTGGGTCAAGTAGCACCATCTGCTACAACCCTCACAACACTCTACACAGTGCCATCATCAACATCTACTGTTGGCTCAACCATCATCATCTGCAACCAGGCAGCCTCTGCTGCTACCTACCGTATTGCGGTACGTCCAGCAGGTGCAGCAGCAGAAGCAAAGCACTACATCGTCTATGGCGCCACAGTCGCAGCCTCAGATACAACTGCTTTGACTCTTGGAATTACTCTAGCAACCACAGATGTGGTGAGCGTATACGCTTCAACTGCAACACTATCCTTCTCACTCTTTGGCAGCGAAATTTCCTAATTAACTAGTTAGAGGTATATCAAGTGACTATCACTAACAGAGTTTCACTCAGGAGCGTCGAGTCAGGCATCACGCCTATCGATGACGTTCCAGACGCCCCTACCATTGGAGCGGCTACAAACGTTGGAACTTCTCGTGCATACAATAACGGTTCTGCAACTGTTGCCTATACAGCCGCTGCTACTGGTGGAACTGCTACAACATTTACTGCAACAAGTACACCAGGATCATTTACTGCTACTGGTGCATCCCCTATTACTGTCACAGGATTACAGTCTGCTACCTCTTATACCTTTGCCGTCTCTGCTGCTAATGCAAATGGCACATTGACCTCTGCTGCTTCTTCTTCTATTACTGCAACTACTATTCCTGCAACACCGTCAGCACCTACTGCTACAGATGCTGGTTCTGGTCGTTCTTTTAACAACGGCTCTGCATCTGTGGCGTTCACTGCTCCAGCAACTGGTGGGGCAGCGATTTCTTCTTACACAGTTACCTCTACTCCTGGCTCCTTTACTGCCTCTGGTGCTTCAAGTCCGTTGACTGTAACTGGTCTTCAATCTGCAACTGGTTACACCTACGCAGTCACAGCAACAAATGCCAACGGAACTACCCCTGCCTCATCTGCTTCTGCTTCAGTAACTGCTACAACTGTTCCTGCTGCTCCTACTATTGGTACGTTCACTGATGGTGGTACAGGAACAACTGGAACGCTTTCATTTACTGCAGGAGCCACTGGTGGTTCTGCAATCACTAACTATAAAGTTTCTACTGATAACGTCACTTACACAGCGCTATCTCCTGCACAAACTACCAGCCCACTATCATTAAGCGGCTTATCGGTTGGTACTGCAACTTACTATATTAAAGCAGTAAATACTAATGGAGACTCTACTGCATCTAGCGGTGTTTCTGGAACTGTGCTTACTCCGACTTCATTTGACAGTATTGCAACAGTAACACTAGGTGCAAACAGTTCTACCATTTCCTTTTCATCTATCCCGTCAACTTACAAGTCTTTGCATTTAAGATTACTGACGCGAACTGGTGTTGCATCATTTACACAAACAATAAACATTCGTTTTAACTCTGACACTGCTGCAAATTATGCTTATCATAATCAGTATGCAAACGTTGCAACGGTTGCTGCTTCAAATGCTACTTCACAAACATTAATAGTTGGCGCAAGGGCAGCAGCCGCATCTTCTCCTAGTTCTGTATTTGGACCAACAATAATTGACATCGTTGACTATGCAAATACTTCAAAAACTAAAGTTTTAAAATCTATAGGTGGAGTACAGACTAACGAAAGTTTTGATCCAATACTTGAAATAATATCTGGATTATGGAACTCAACGGCAGCAATAAATTCAATTACTTTTTCTCTTTCAAGCAACAACTTTGTTGCTGGAAGTACTATAGCACTGTATGGAGTGAAATAATATGGCATTAACATACGAACCAATTGCTACTACTACTACTTCTGGTGGAGCGCAAGTAACTTTTTCTAGTATTCCATCTACTTATACAGATATTGTTTTAATTTTATCAATAAACCCTGGTGGTAATGACAATATGGCAATTAGATTTAATAATGATGCTACTGCACTTTATTCGTTAATAAGACTAATTGGAAATTCATCAAGTGCAACATTTTCATTTGTAAATAATTCAACCTACCCAATAGTACAGAGTGGTCTGTATGAATCAGGATATCCTGCATTTTTTAAGTTTGACATATTTAGTTATGCTGGCAGTACAAATAAATCATTTATTTCATCAGCATATGTAAACAAGGGTGGCACAGGTGAAATAACAAATTGTGTTGGTTTATATAGAAGCACATCAGCAATAAATAGAATTGATTTATTTGGTTCATTTGGCAATTCAACTGTAACTATATACGGAGTTAAGGCGGCTTAATTGTGGCAAATACATATACTTTAATTTCTAGCAATGTTCTTTCATCCAACGCAGCAAGCGTTACCTTCTCCTCAATACCTAGCACTTACACGGATTTAGTATTTCGTATCTCTGCTAGAAGCACACTCGGTGCTAATTTTGGTAAATTATTGACTACATTCAATGGACAAACAACTTATAGTTGGGTAATTCTCCAATCTCAGGGAAGTAGCGCTCTTTCTACAAGTCAGGGCGCAAGTTCTAACTTTAATCCCCTTGCTGAAACTGGTTCAACGACTGGTGCTAACATTTTTTCTAATGTAGAATTTTACATACCAAGTTATACTGTAGGAATTGCAAAACAAGTATCAGTATTTTCTGTTACAGAAAATACTGCCTCTCAAGCATTTATTCAACAAATGGCTGCTCTAACAAGTTTTTCAGAGACTATTTCCAGTGTAACTTTTACAGATGACACCGCTAACATTGTAGCGGGTTCATCTTTTTATCTATACGGCATCAAGAAAAACTAAGGAGATACAAATGACAAGACCAACACGACTAGAAATCAACTGCGAGACAGGCGTTGAATCAATCATCGAATTGACTGACGCTGAAATTGCTCAGATGGAAGCAGATGTGGCAGCATTTGCTGAAGAGCAGGCTGCTCGTGAGGCTGAGGCTGAGGCACTGGCTGCTCTCAAGGCATCTGCACGAGCCAAGTTAGTTGCGGGTACCCCGTTGACTGAGGAAGAAGCGGCTACCCTCGTCATCTAAAAATGGCGCTTAACCAATTTTTCCAGCAACCATAGGAGACAATAGGCAACATGGCTAATATCAAGCGTGCTAATACATCAGGCATCACCAAGAGTGGTGTGGCTATACCTGATGTACCTGATGCACCCACTATTGGCGCTGCTACAAATGTAGGTACCTCTAGAGCCTATAACAATGGCTCTGCGACAGTGGCATTTACTGCTGCAGCCACTGGTGGTACATCTACCTCTTTCACAGCCACATCTACACCTGGGTCATTTACCGCCTCTGGTGCTGGATCTCCATTGACTGTTACAGGTCTGCAATCTGCTACCTCTTATACCTTTGCTGTTACTGGAACAAATGCATCTGCAACTAGCCCTGCATCTGCTTCATCATCTTCTATTACAGCAACTACTATTCCTCAAGCGCCTACTATTGGTTCTGCTACTGCAGGTAACGCTACTGCTTCGGTAACCTTTACTGGTAACGCTACTGGTGGCTCTGCAATAACAACTTACACAGCAACATCTTCTCCAGGGTCTATCACTGGAACTTCAGCAACTAGTCCTATTACAGTTTCTGGTCTTACTAATGGAACTGCATATACATTTACAGTTACAGCAACAAATGCCAATGGTACTTCTACTGCTTCATCTGCCTCCAATAGCGTAAGCCCTGTAGCACCAACTCGTGGATTGTTTGGTGGTGGAAGTTCTGATGGCACATCTGCATTGGCCAGTATTGACTACATAACTATTGAAACTACTGGAAACGCAACAAACTTTGGTAATTTAACTGTTGCTAGAAGAGATTTTTCAGCGGCGTCATCATCTACTAGAGGTGTATTTATTGCTGGTTATCAGCAAGATTCATCAACTTATGCAACCACCTATTATTCAACGATAGATTATGTAACAATTGCATCAACAGGTAATGCAACTTCTTTTGGTAATGCAAGTGACCAAAGATGTTGGCATTCAGGATGCTCTAACTCTACTAGAGGATTATTTGCTGGTGGATATGGGCCTAATTTAGGTGATGATTTATCAAGCATTGAATACATAACAATTGCATCAACAGGTAATGCTGCGGGTTTTGGTAATTTAACTAGTGGAAGAAGATATTCATCTAGTTCTGCTTCACCTACTAGAGGAATATTTTTTGGTGGTTATTTTAATCGAACTGGTATTGAATATGTAACAATTGCAACAACGGGCAACGGTACTTCTTTTGGTTCACTGACCCTAGGAAGGTCTGCCGCAGGAACATGCTCATCAAATACTAGAGGAGTATTTGCTGGTGGATATAATTACAATCCTAATGATGGAACTATCCCTGTTATATCAATAGAGTACATAACATTTGCAACAACAGGTAATGGAACTTCTTTTGGTAATCTAACTGAATCAAGAGCAGATTATGCTGGAACTTCTTCATCAACTAGAGGAGTATTTGGTGGCGGAGCACAACAGTACGCTGCAACACCACGGAGTAACATGGACTACATCACCATTGCAACCACTGGAAACGCAACAAACTTTGGTAATTTAAATGCGGCAAGAAGGTCACTAGCAGGATTATCTAGTGCTCACGGAGGACTATAATGCACGACTTAGAGATATCATTACCTGAAGAATACAGCCCAATTCTATCTAAGATTGACGCAATATTGCCCATGGCAAATGCACATACTGAGAATTTTAATAAAGCATCATCTCAATTTAAAGTAACTACCTTAGACGTGGTGGACTTGACCCCAATAAACTCAGCCAGACATCTACTTGCTGTAATTCAACAAACTCGTCAAGCATTAGAAGAAGCCTCTATCAATTTACGTCGTAAAAATCTTAAGTTAACTAAAAAAGAACTGTCTTTAATTTCAAATGACGATATAGATATAGAAGAAGTACAGATAGATATTGATGAACTTAAACTGCAGATTTCAAATACAGAGGCAGCGGGAAGAGGAGCAGTGAGAAAACTTGCTCATGCACTTGACCAATATCAAACAATCCTTCAATCACTTGGCAAAGATAACTTAACAGAGTTAGATTACGAGAACGACCAAGCAAGGTATCATATCATGACCGCCTTTAATCAAGCACTCACTGCCGCAAGGTCACGAGGAGGGCTAATTGATGAAGGAAATCACATCTACTTGTTCCAACTTGGAATTAATGGAGCGGTAGCACAAAAAGAAATTACTGCTTTATTAGAGGCAGAGCAAGAGGCATTGAACCAAGGCATTGCACCAAGTCACTCAGGATTAATCGAGTGGCTCAATAGGATTGCAGATAAGTTTATTGACTGCCCAACAAACTACGCAGAGCAGAGAAACATGACGATTTTGAATAAATCACTGCTTCTATCTTTGGAGAACAAATGAAACTTGTAAAATACACCCTAACCGAAGAGGGAGCAGTCCCCACCTATGTTGTTGATGGTGGGCATTTGGTTATTGCAAACGATAAGCCATGGCCACAGAACTATGACCTTATTGGGGTAGCAACTGACTCTGCTCCAGAGGTGGGTTTTCAAAACAAAGAAGAACTCTCTACTTACTTAGAAAATATTTCAATCAATTCTGCTTACTTAGAAAATAGTTCAATCCCACTTCCTGACCCCATTATAGGACAGACTCCAGAACCTGAGTCAGTAGTGGATTGGCTTTGGGGCAAGTTAGAGGGCTACCAACCAGCGTAACTACGCTTTTAGTTACGATTTTTGCGCTTAACCAATTTTTCCAGTAATGATAGGAGATACTAGACACTATGTCAGTACGCAGAGCACAAGATGAGCGCATCGAAGGTACCCCAGACGGTCTTACAGCAGTATCTGAGATCATGGACTTTCCAGATGCGCCAACAGCAATTACTGCCACCAACGTAGGTACAGGACGTGCCTATAACAATGGTGCGGCTACTGTCGCCATCACTGCTGCTACAACAGGGGGAACTCCTGCTACCTACAACGTGATCAGTACACCTGGCTCCTTTACTGGAACATGTGCTTCACCTGTCACAGTATCAGGATTGCAAGCACAGACCTCTTACACCTTTAGGGCTACAGGTGTCACATCTACTAG